ACTACTTGTAACACCATTTCCACCTACGCCGCCAGCGCCACCACCTGCTCCGCCGCCATCTCCTGATGGACTTGAAAATGCTCCTCCTGGATTACCTTGTGGTGGACTTACTGGTGGAGTATTTCCTGCTCCTACCGCTCCCGGTCCACCTGATGGATTTGCTCTTCTTCCTGCACCGCCACCTGAACCACCAGCTACGCCTGAATTAGGATTAGGTCCAGCACCTCCACCACCACCTGCTGAAGAAATTGTTGAAAAACTTGAAGCACATCCTGCCGTACCTGGGCCGCAACCACTTGTTACTCCTGCTCCACCACCTCCGACTACAACTGGATAAGTTTGAGCTGAAACTGGTAAAGCAGCGACACCACAAACCAATGTAGCTGGACCTGCTGTGTAAGAACCTGATGCTGTTCCTGATGATGCTCTAAAACCTCCTGCACCTCCACCACCTGTTCCATTTCTTCCACCTCCTGCACCACCAGCTACAACCATATAATCAACTGTGTCTGAACCTCCTGGATTTCCTGCACAGCTTACTATAAAGTTTCCATCTCCGGTAAACGTATGAATTTTAAAATTTCCTGATTCTGTTACTGTGCCGCCTGTTGCTGTCACAAATAATGATCCAGTTACTTTTGCATTAGAATCATGAATATCCATCCAGCCTCTTGTGCCATCTACATAAATTAAAGTTACTGATTGTCCCTCTGCATCTAATGTTGCATTAGCACATTGTCCACCAATTTTTGATCCGTTCCTATTTAGTGTTACAGATTTACACGCATCATCCCAAGTATTAAGATAATCTTTAAAAGCTACTATATCACCTTGTGAGGGTGAGCTAGGAAGCGTAACCGTAATTGCTCCACCATTTGTATTAAGAAAAAATCCATCACCACTAGTTGCAGTAAATGGAGATGTTTTAGCTGTTGTACACCAGTCTACAGTTCCGGTTCTACCGAACCCTGATTGTGTAGCACCTGGCGCTAAAGTTACAGCTGTGCAAGCGCCACCTAGTGTAAGTGTGCTTCCTGTTCTTTTTTGTATCTCGTTTACTTTAATTATACTCATTATTGAAATTTATACCTTATCATTACAATTCCGCTACCACCATTTGCTCCTGCACCTGGGCTATTAGCTCCACCGCCACCACCTGTATTAGCTGTGCCAGTAGCTCCTTTTGCTCCACCTCCGCCACCAGGGGGTGCAGGAACTGATCCACCTGGACCAGGACTTCCACTTCCGCCACCTGCAAAATATCTTGTTGATCCTTCTGGTCCTGATGTTCCATAACTTGGAGCTGTTGGACCAATAAATGGATCAGCAATATAAGCGCCAACTCCACCAACTCCTTGAGGGTTCCCATCTGAACCTACTCCTCCTGCTCCTCCACCACCACTTCCGTTGTATGTTCCTGAAGAAGGTGCTCCATCGCCTCCATCATTACCTTGAGGAGGTGCGACTGGAGGTGTATTACCAGATCCACCACAAACTGCATTTCTTGCACCAGCACCTGATCCACCATCTCTACAAGCCATATTACAATGTCCACCACCTCCTCCACCACCAGCAGAAGTTACCGTGCTAAAACTTGAATTATTTCCTTTTGAGCCTGAGTCTGGACTACCAGATGGAGCACCTGCCCCAAACGCTCCTACTACTACAGGATAAGTTTGAGCTGAAACTGTTATTGTAGTATTTGGACTAGCTCCTGAATTATTTATAGGATGATTTGATCCTGGTGCTGTTGAAAAAAATCTCATACCACCAGCTCCGCCACCGCCTGAACCTCTTGGAGGACCATAATTATTTGATCCACCTCCACCACCACCAGCTACCACTAAATAATCAACAGTATTATTAGGTGCACCACTTGCTGCAGAGTTCACTACAAAATCTCCATCACCTGTAAAAATGTGTGTTTTAAAATTTCCAGATGTAACTACAACGTTACCACCAGTTGCACACACAAAGGTTTCTCCAACAAATCCTGTGCCTTCTTCAACCGGCACCCAACCTTTTGTTCCATCTACATAAATTAATGTAAGACTTTCATTTTTTGTATTTCTTATAGAATCAGCACAAGATCCATTTAATTTAGATCCACCTCTTCCAATTGTAAAAGCTTTACAAGAAGCACAAAAAGTTCCTGCATAATCTTTAAACGCAACGATATCACCAGCAGATGGAGACGATGGTAACGTAGCTGTTACTGCTCCTCCACTTGTATTTATAAAAAACCCATCACCACTAACCGCATTAAAAGGTGAAGTTTTTGCAGTTGTACACCAGTCCACTGTACCTGTTCTACCAAAACCTGTTTGAGAAGCACCTGGAGCAAGAGCAACAGATCCTCCACATCTTCCTAACGTAACTGTAGAGCCACAAACTACGATAGGGTTTGATGGACCAGAACCAATCGTTACTGTTGAACCACATTTTTTTATGATGTTAGTTCCATCTGATTGTTTTTGAATGTTATCTACTTTAATTGTACTAGTCATTATTGAAATTTATATTTTATTACTACTATTCCTGAACCTCCAGCACCTCCAGCATATGGATCTGGAAAAGCTCCGCCACCACCGCCGCCTGTGTTTGCAGTTCCTGCTGTTGCATTAGCGTTTCTAGAACCAGCTCCACCGCCGCCAGCTCCTCCAGCACCTCCTGGTTTATTACCACTAGGCGCTGTACCGCCACCTCCGCCACCACCTCCAGCGTAAGATACTGGTGAACCTGTAATTGATGATGATACTCCAGCACCGCCAGCTCCTCCAGGTCCACTAGGACATGTAGGTGTACCACCAGAAGATGCACCGCCTCCTCCGCTTGAAGAGTTTGCAGGGGCTCCACCACCGATTTGAGGTGGTCCTCCACCTGGATTTCCTTGAGGTGGAGCTACAGGGGGATCATTACCAGTTCCTCCCGCACCTGCCTCGGGTCTTCCAGAAGCAGTATAACTACCTCCACCACCAGAGCCTCCAGGTAAACCTGAACCATTGTTTGGAGCAGGAACAGGATGCCCTGTAGGTTCTTTTGCTCCTCCGCCTCCACCGGCAGATGTTATTGTTAAAATACTTGAATCACCACCAGGACCACCTTTTGAGCCTTGTGGTGCATTTGGAGAACATGGCCCTTGACCAGCTCCTGCTGTTCCACCACCACCAACTACAACTGGATGTGATCCTACAGTAACAGGAATACCACTTCCAGCTTTTAATGGACTTCCTGTGAATGGGGCTTGTGGTGTTTCACCTTCTCTAAAACCACCAGCTCCACCGCCACCACCAGCGTCACCGCCACCTCCGCCACCTCCGGCTACCACCATGTATGAAATATTATTGTTTGCTGGAGTAGGTGCAGTATTAACTACAAAATTACCATCTCCAGTAAAAGAATGAATTTTAAAATCTCCAGAGGTTGCTACTGTTCCGCCGGTTGCGCATATAAAACTAGGTCCACCAGTTACGTTTGAAGTTGAGTCGTGTATATCTTGCCAACCTTTAGTTCCATCAACGTAGATTAAAGTTACTGATTGAGATTGTGTATTTAATACTGCATCGAAACAGGCACCATTAATTTTTGATCCACCTCTACCAACTGTAACATTGTGAGTGCTCCAAGAATTACCGTAATCTTTAAATGCTACTATATCTCCAGCTGATGGAGAGCTAGGTAGTGTAACTGTAATTGCTCCACCGCTAGTGTTTATAAAATATCCATTACCTGAAGCGACTGTTAAAGGAGCTGTTTTTGCTGTAGTACACCAGTTAACTGTTCCTGTTCTACCAAAACCTGTTTGTGATGCACAACCTGCTAATGTAACAGTTTTACCTGCTGATCCTAATGTGAGAGTTGAACCACATTGTACGTCAATTTGATTTACTTCTATTTTACTCATTATATTACTACCAATGTTCCAGTTACAGTCACTGTGTTAGTGAAAGTTACTGGTCCTGCTAATACAGCACTTTCTATTACCATAGGTTTAGTAAAAGTTGCTGCGTGATGGTGAATACTAGTTTCAGCTACTCTATCACCTACGTAAACTTGTTCATTTATCTCAGCCATTTATTCTCCTTATGTGCTAATTGCATCTACACGGCTTAACCAAACATCTACACTTGATGCAGTATTGGCTTGACCTTTCAATACATCTCCACTGTTTAAAACTATTTTAGAGCCACCCTGCACAAGTTCTACAGAACTTGCTGCCGGCAAAGCTAAATCTTTAACGATGTATCTTAAAGTTCCAGAACCATTATCATCTATAAAGACACTAACAGTCACTGCACTCGCTAAGACATTGGCAAGTCTAATTCCTACAACAGCATCGTCAGAGTTAGCTGTTAACAAAGTCGTTGCCGAGTTTGTTATCTGTGCTCCCGATCCTTCAAAATCTTGTGCCATTTATCCTCCTATAATGCAATCGCCATTGCGGTTGCAAATCCTTTACTGGCTGCATTTTGCACTTCGCCAGAATTATCTAAAAATACTGCTTTACTCGCAGGTAAAGTACAGAAAACGTCTTTCGTACCACCAGTAAAATCAACTAACGAATCACTATTAGATGACGATATTACACTCGTTCTTGATAATGTGTCTGGTGTTGCATCTGTTACCGTTCCAATACCAACTTCAAACTCTGATGTACCTTGATTAAAGATAGCATAATAAGTTGTGTTAGTGTTTCCGATACCAGCTACAAAAGTCTCAAAACCTTGTTGAGCACCGGCAAGATTTAACGTGCCAGTTCCAGTTGTTGTGCTAGTTTCTTTTACTCGATCATTAATTACAAAAGCCATATACCTCTCCTATTACGATGTTAAACTTATAATCGCATTTGATGGTGTACTTGGATCAGGAAACGCAATAGTGAAATCACCATTGGTTGCTGTCTTTGTTCCACCAAAATCCAAAATTACAACTAATTTATCAGATTTATCATCGTTATAAATTGCTCCAAACGCAGCAGAAAAAGTTGCGCTTGAGAAAGTTAAGTTAGCAAAGTCAACACTCGCAGTTGCAGTTGATGAAGCTACCGCCTGACTCGTTAATGCACTTCCGCCTGTTGAGTATCCAGCTGCAGAACCAGAAACTTCGTTTCCAGCACCAGATGAATAAGCTGTGCTACTAGTTGTGTATGGATTTGCTGTGTATAAAGCTAATTTAAAAGAATCTCCACCAGACGCAAAGTTGTGCGTTCCTGATAGTAACTCTCCTTTAAATGCATTTGGTACAACGTTTGCCATATTTTATCTCCTTATAGTGACGGTGGTTTTGTCTTCATTGGAACACGAATAGAACCGTCCATATATTCGTCCCTTCTTCTTAGGCCTTGTTGCTCTAGAGCATAAGTTTCCAAAGCTTCTCGATAAGACTGCTGATAGAAATTTAACATATCTGCAGGACCTTTCAAGTACCCATATACTTCTACCAAAGAAGCATACAAAAGTAAATCTTCGTATTTATTACTTAGGTCAGTAGTTTGAGAATCTGACGTAGTAATAGACGTGGGTTGTTTTATATACGCCAAAGTTATATCATAACGTTGATCTGGGGTAGGAGCTACCACCCAAAACTGCTCATCCCAATTAGCATAATATTTAGGAAAACCAGACGCATTTGAAGGCGTATTATAATACTCTGCCATAAAAGAGGTATCTCTTTTTTCTAAATAAACTTGTTTTGCCGGAGATGTAGAGTTATCGGCTAATTGCACATATCTAATCGCTCTAAGATCTGTGGGTATGGTTACATATCTATTACCTGTTGCTAATTCAGATGTAGCATATTCTCTCTCTTCATCCGTATCTACAGATCTATATATTTTTGTCTCTGCTTTTTTAACTATAGATGTTAAAATACTGTCTGATAGAACATTGTTGTCTACCTCTGTATAGTTTCTAATATCTGTTTTTAAATCTGAATATGTGTATGCCATTATGCCTCTATAGTTATTGGACCAACTGAACAGCCCACTCCTCCTCCTGATACTCCTCCCTTTGTAGCAGTGTTTGTATCTACTGTAAAATGGAAAAAGTTAGCAACAGAAAAGTCACTCGTATCTACAGCACCATCTTTATAGAGACCTGTGGTAATTGTATACCCAGCTGCTTTAGCTATGTTAGATCCTAATATACCATCAAAATCTCCTGGGTTTGCAAAAGCAAAAACAGGATTACTTTCAGTTCCTGTGCCAGGTGATACTGTTGGTTGACCTCTAAATCTTTGAGTTGTTCCACTTGTTAATCCGTGTCCTGGAAAAGAAACATTAATAATTGCAGAACCAGCTTGATATGTTTCAAAACCATTTTCAGGTATCATTCTTATAACTGCAGGTGCAGGTCTACTTGGTCTTACATTACGTAAAGATATTGCATCACCATTCATTGGTTTTGGTTCTAATTGTGGTTGCTTTGGTTCAAATTCAGAAACATGAACGAAAGATCCATTCCATTCTCTAACCATTTCTCTATATGGAAACTCTAATCCAGATCTGTCAGAGATAGCTTTTGCATATTTACCGGTTGCGTACTTTGCCATTATGTTCCTGGGTAATAAGCTTTAGGTGTAATATAAGTGCTAGAAGCTGACCCATCCTCCTGTAGTGCTCTTTGAAACTCGTCTTCGTAATATAATTTTAATTGTTGAGATCTCTCTGGTGTATATTTTTGTGATAAATAAAAAGCTAAACCTGCACACATACAAGGAACAAATCTGTATGGAACATTAACCACATCATCGTAATTACCGGCATCTTGTATTCTTTTAGTATAATAAAAATGTATTTCTTTTGATGCGTTTGTAGAATCAGGAGTTGGATAAATATGTAATCTAACTTTATCTACAAATCTCTCTACCCAATATTGATTAGGTGTTCCCTGAGATAATTTATTTGAAAAACCTGCGTAAGTAGATCTATCTACTTTTGTCATTGGAGAATCAGATTGTGTTGTCTGTCCTCTATTGTTTCTTAGTTGTGCTTCTAATATATCAGATAAACCATAAAGATTATTTGTAGGAGCTGTAGTTGCACTTGAACCATCACTACTTGCTCTAAAGAAGTCGTAATCAGATTGTCCTTGAACTAAATCAACATTAGTTTCATCCACTTCCCAATAATGTAAGCCTCTGTTTCCCCATTCTTGTAATAAAATATTTAATGATTTTCTGGCAGATTTTAAATGATATCCCGTTACGTTTTGATAGCCTAGTCTTTCATAAGCTTCTTCTACCACATCATCTACAGGAAAACTTTTTTCAAAAGTCGTTGTTTCAGATGTAGCGCCACCAGATAAAGTGTACGCTGCAGCACCCATCCCACTGTGATTTGAACAATAGTAATATAAAGTTGGGGCAAAAGAAGCCACAACTATTGTTGTATTAGCACCGCTAGTTCCTGGTGTTCCTGTAGTAGTTACACCTGTTGTGTACTCTGTTCCACTAGCATGTGTGCCATTGGCTGTTGTAGAAAAACGTAAAGGATGTGTACCACCTTCACCATTTGTGGAATCACTTTGATCAAATATATAAGTATTACCTTCTACAAGGTTTATATCAGGGCTAACCGTACCGTTTAGGTAAAATTTATTACCTGTACCATATTGGTTAGTCCCCGTTGCTACGGTTACTGTGTAAGTTATAGTAGCCATTTAAACTCCTAGCCGTCAAAGTATATTGACAAACCTACTACTGCTGACGCAGTGGCTTGCATATAACATCCATCTGGAAAACGAATACCATCATCAGGTATGTAAGGATCAATAAGATCATTTCTTACGTATTCTGTATGTTGAGTTGTTCCAGACTGACTTCCATTCTTAAAGTTTATGTGACCTGCACCTGCTCCGTTTCCACTCATTCCTCTGATTCTAGTCGCGCCTGCGAAAAGAGTTCCAGTAGCTGCACCATCTTTTACACCAGCAGAAATATCTGTAGTGATTGCACCGTCTGAAGTAATACTTGTTACAGTTAAAAACGTGCCAGTTACATCTACAGTGTTAGCATTAGGTCCTGTTTTAGTTACAGTTGCTGCAGCCCCGTTAGCGTCTGTTCCAACTATAGTAAACGTTCTACCAGAGTTGTTAGCACTCGATGTTAAAGTTATTGTTTGTGCGTTTACAAACTCTCCAACGTCAATGACTAAACTTTGCGCTGTGCCTGAAGCAGAAACCATAGAAGTATGAGTTCCTTGAACAAATCGTTTCGATTTAATATCTGTTGCCATGTTATCTCCTTATGGGTGTGGGTGAGTATCAGAATCCAAAAGGTTCCGCATTTCTCACCCACATAATTATTAGTTAGTGTTATTAATTTGCTGTGTCCAGTAAACGTTTAACACTGCTTCTCCAGTAGTTAAAGCGTCATCTGTTTTAGCAGAAAGAACAACTACTTTATCCATCTCGTAACCAGATGCATCATCGTCTGAAACGTTCAGACAGTTTTTCATCTGAGCAACTGTTTGGTCCATACCAGTCGGTATGTGGTGAGAAGCAACGGCTTTTACGTCATTGTCTGCATCACCTGCAAAGTAATCTAAATCATGACTGTTAGTCATAGATCCGTTTGCTTGTGCAACGTTAGCACC